TTAGCAAAGCGTTGATTGAAATCGGCAGCACATCTCTTTGACTAGTCGGTCTTGTAGCGCCAAGTATAGATATAGCTTGCCGCGAGCACCATGCACCAAGCTGGCCGCACCGGATTCTCGTAAGCGGTTCATTAAACGCTGCACTTGGCGTTCACTCGAGTTTAAGATTTGGGCAGCATCCGAACGTCGTAAGCGATGCTCACAAACGTCATTGATCACTTTGTATCGTGAAAGGCCTTTGTCACTCATAGTTACCAACATCCCAATGTTCCTTGAATAAGTTTACATAAGAATGAAGTTAGCCTTTGAACCTAAAAAAGAGACATTTTAACTTTGCTAAAAAGTGACATTTCTAAACGGGACTTACAAGCTAAGTGCGCATTATGCGGGCTTATGTTAAGTGTTGAATATATCAGCAGTGCATATGAAACTTCGAGATTTCGGAGTTTCATTAATGAAGTATTACGAAATGACAAAAAACTTTGTTTTTCGTGAATTTGAATGCGGCTTAACCGTTGAAGAGACGGCCAAACTTTGTTTTAAAAGTGTGAGGCAGGTCAAGGAGTGGGATAAAGGTAAAACGATACCGAGTGAATGCAAAAGGCTGATGAGAATGTCAAAAGGCAGAGAGCTTTCGCCATGTGAGTCTTGGGAGTCGTTTAAAATGCACTACGACAGACTAGAGCTGCCCACTGGTCAACTTGTTACGGCACAGGAAGTACTTGCTGGTTTAGCATTGCTCGAAATATCAGCCCCTGATGATGTTAGAACAAAATCTGTCTTATTAAGATACGCAAGAGTTATCAGCCACATTCGGTTGAGAAATTAAAAACTGGCAGGCTAGGCCTGCCTTTATTAACTAAGGTTGAAATAGTTCTTTGATCTCTTTAAGTTTATCACTTGTCTGCAAAGCATTATGCACTACATCCTGTGTAAATAGCCCAGCATAGCTTTCCTTCTTTGTAGGTGAACCACTAAGAAGCGGGTGCATGGCTTTTTTACAGGAGTCATTAGTACAGGGAATTGGTAAAGGTTTTCCGAGAATCTGAAGCATGAGCGCTTCAATACATGGGTCTACACCAACAAGTGTTATATTGCAAGATTGACACTCTTTCACAAGTTTTTTGTTCCACTCGAGATCAAGATCGAGTAGCGCAGCAACTTCCATATTTTTGGCTGTAGCTCTGTATGTACCTAACGCGTCCCCCAATATGTTACAAGGCCCTTTTCCGTGGGCAGTTTTTATAGAAATCTTTATAGATTTATTACTAAAAAACTGTCTTAAGTGTGTAAGGAATGCTTTTTCAGTAGGGCCTTCACCTACAATCGTTCTTACTCTCCTTAGATTGATTTTTTTTACCATTTGGTAGGGGCCTTATTCAAAGTTAGGTACACCACCAAGTACACCTGAAATATACTTAGCATAAAGGTTATCGCGTTCTCTAATACCTTCAATCTGATCTATTCGCCAAACTTCAGATTTATTATCTGACTTTTCAACTAGTTGAACATGTTGTTTTCTAAGAATATTTAGTACTTGAGGAGTATGAGTGGTAAAGATTAGTTGCGAATTACTGACATTCTCAGACTCGTGCTTAAATAACTCCAATATTTCTAGCGTTAACATGGGGTTAAAATCATTGTCAAACTCATCTAGTATAGCCATGCCACCTTGGTCAACTTTCGCTGCAATAACAGTTGTCATTATGTAAGCTGATTGAGTACCACTAGATTCAAGCCATAAAGGTAATTTATATTCCTCACCATCACATTCATGCACAAACATGGGTATTTTTTTGGAGCTAACTTCTCCAGATTTTTCACTAATTACATCTTTTGATTCAATTATGATGTCTTTTATGCCAATGTCGAATCTAGTGATCAGTCTCTTAACTCGCTCAAATAATTCTGGGCTATTATCTAAAACAGAAGTTATTTTATCAGGTGTTGACATTTCAGTCCGACCACTCAATGTCAAATTTGTAACCGTGAGATTGAAATAAGAATGAACTAGTTCAATATCAGTTATATGCGACGAGTCAATTGCTTCATCATCTAGTAGACGGTTTACATATGCAATAAGTGAGCAGTTGTCAGGACATTTTGAAATGATTTTCATACCCAAAGGGAATGCCGCACTTCTCTTGTATTTATATGATTTACTTTCTTCATCAAATTCTCGCAAGAAAACTCGATTATATAATTTACTTTCATGGTTTTTATATTTCAATTCTTCTTTGAGCACTCGGTCTTTTGTTAAAACAAAAGTATATTTGTACTCAAAGTCTAAATCTGCAAATTCAATATTGTCTTCACGTTTTGGAATAACGAGCTCAACTTCGAATTCATAGGGTGCATTTTTAGATGCAAAATGAGTTATGACGGGGATTTTATCGTCAGCATCCATTTTCTTAAATGATGATGTTACAAACCAAGCAGCAAAGGAAAGGGGCTTGAGCAAATTTGACTTGCCAGAGCCATTTGCACCAAATATACCCATTACCTTGGCTACTTTGGAACCATATTGGGTTTCATAGTCATAGTATGAGTGAGGGGTTTTCGATGGTACCTCAAAATCAACATATGTGTCGTCATAGTATGATTGAAAATTCTTAAATCGATAATTTTTTATCATTTGATTGCCTTTGTGACATTTTTTTGTCTCTAAGTTCCTCCAATGTAGATGAATTTGATGTCTTAGTAAAGGGGTTGAGCATATACAATGTAAATTTCCTTATATAAAGTAGGTTTGGTACACAGCTTTTGTATCCTTAGCAATAAGTCACACTCACATATAATAACTCGCTTCGCTCAAACACTGGCGCACTTCGTTTGCGGTTCGACTGGTTCGGTGAGAGTGGATAGTACGGGGGAATTTACCCCCGTGATACAGGACGGGGGTTTGCTCACGCTCCGCGTCCTCAGTCTTCGTCCTTGTGCGCGTTCGCTTAACCCCTATGTGGATAGAGACACTGGCAAACGCTGAGCGTTATGCTGATGTGGCGGCTTCTTTCTAGGCTTAGCAGGGCGAGGGGTGGCAGCATGTCAAAGGAACGATGTGGAATACTAACCGCGCCATTTGGCGATGTTTGCTTACTTGAGTTTGGAGAGTGGCTTGGTGCTTCGCTTGCACTGCGTGCATCGCTTATCCCTGCGGGGCGCGTGTAGCGCGCGCTTTGAATATAGTTAGGCGCTCAATAAGCGCATTCGCCTATTTTTTGTTGCAAATGTTAAATATTGCATATGCGATGATTTGGGGTGTCAAAAACAAACCCCTTACTATAGTAAAGGGTTTATTTTAAACTCAATACATCGCGCTATGGAGATTGTTTAATTTTGTCAACATGTAATCACAATGAAACAACAAGTATATTATTGTGATTCACGTATCAATATAAAAATGTCAATTCTTGACATGTGTTTTTTTTTGATAACTTTTTGTCATCTCGATATTTTCAATAATAAATGATTTTTAAGTGAATAACACAAAATATCATTAAATCTAGGATGTCGAATCAACTTAGCTAGATAATAACGCTCCTCAATGCAAGGCCGCTCAGATTTGGGAACTCTTATCGAAGGGCTTGGCAATGAGCGTCTTTTCTTGTATTCAGTGACAGCGTAACCAATGCAACTTCTTAGTGTGTCGTAGACGAACAGACCGCCCAAGACGGCCAGCAGGTTGTAAAAGTAGGCCGCTTCTAGCAGCGTGGCCAAGTCGTCAGCGCTGATGACGAGGGGTTCCAGTTCCATAGTGTTTCCTCAAAATAGTGGGCCAAGTTGTACATTGGCCGTTTCGGGTTTTCTCTCCTGGACAACATCACGCGCCATCGGTTTGCAGTACACGTTCAGGCTTACCGCTTCCTTCGTCAGTTTGAGCAAGCAATCATCGTAATGCACGTAAGCAATTTGATTGGCCTTTAGGAATCGGTCATTCAAGTAATAGGTGCCTTCCGGCGTTTTCGCCTCAAGCGTGACATAGAAGTAAAAGCCGTCTTTGTTTTGCTTGGTGGTGTGTCCCGTGTAGTAGAGCGTTTGAATATCGTAAAGGCCAAGCATCTGCTTGATGTCGTCTATCCGAGTAGATGGACGATTGGAAACAGAAGTAGCCGTATTCCCGTACCCACTAGGATGTAAAGTAGGATCAACTTGAGCCCCTTGCGTAGATACCCCAGAGGCCGAGCCAAAAACGGAAACCTCAGCGTCTTGCGAGGCCGCGTTCGCCACCGTCTTAGGAGAACCAAAAACCAAATTGGATAGCGCATAGATGAAATACCCCATACAGAGCAAACCTAAAACCATAACGCCCATGATTTTGGGATTGCGAAATAACATGTTCATTGCACCAGAATCACGCGCAATACCTGTTGATGTGGACTTGTAGAGCAAGAACGCCTCAAGCGGGATTTTCTGCTTGGTCAGGTTTGGATCTTTTCCTTTGGGGATGGTCGGCGTTGAGACGTTCTTTTGATGTTTGTAGATATAAGGATTTCGTTTCGCCCAGAAATAGGCGTCGCGGCCTTTGTGGAAAAAGCATTCTTCCGAAGGTGCGCGAATCTCACTTTGAATCTGTCCCCAGTCAGGTGAGAGCAAGTGAATATCCCAGTTATATTTGCGGTGACGTTGAAACCCTTCGTTAAAGGATAAGGGATAGATAATGCGGCCTTGTTCGTCGTACTCAGCAACCCCTCTATCATCAACCTCGCCAGCATCAAGGTTGGACATATCCGCAGGGGTATAGCGTGAGTAGAAGAAACTCTCATAGTCAGGCGGCAGCTTATCGAGGAACTCTCCTAAAGGTCGATACATCACCTTATCGATACGAAAGCCGACGTTCTTAGAGAAAATATCTTGGCACTCATCAATCACAATCAACGCCCCAAGCGGACACCAACAAAAGAAGTGTTGCCACAGCTCGATGCCGTCTTGGTCACGGCTAAAGATTCGAATCAAGCGAGTAGTGGAGGGGAACTGGATGTTCAAGCGCTTTTCTATCACCTCAAGCGGCTGCATGCCTTCAATATTGGTGACGACCACGCGACCCGCTTTCAGGGCTTCGTAAATCACAAAGTAGGCGGTATAAGCCGATTTATAAGAGCCGTTCGCGCCTGTTCTAATGAAGATGGCCATGATTAAAACCTTGTCATTCTCAGCACAAAGGCCGTCGCTAAGCAGTTGAAGTAAATCGAAATTGCTTGCGGTATCTTGAAAAGAAACGCGTAGTAACGCAGCTCACTAGGCAGGGCGTTAAACGAAGATGAGATCATTTGATTAAAGCCAATGTCATTGAGCAGATACACCGCGGTGTCATAGGCCAGTTGCAATGACATGATGAAGAAATAGAGCTTCATTTTGACATACCACGCATTGAGCCAAATGTGCAGTTGGCGGAAGTAGTCGGGGATTTGAGTAATGAACGTTACCACCGTATCGCCAATGCTGGTCAGCCAAGCTAAGAAATCGAGTATGTATTGCATTAGTCTTTGGCTCCCATCACCACGCGCAGGCCAGCTATCACTGCAATAAATAAAATGACCGCGCTGATAGTGCCGGAATTACGAACCAACGCAGGAAAGACCGAGGATGACGCACTGAGATTTGCGCCATTGGCAAATGAGAAATTCAGTTTGTGCTCAACAAACTCACCATTATTGAGGGTGCGTGAATCGAACGAGAATAGGTTTTTGAAGTCATTGATTTTCTGGCTGTACTGCGTTTTTAAACCTTCGACTTCGTTATTGATTCGGTCGATTTCAGAGGGCTGATAGAGTGGGAGACTGTTGAAGTCGATAATAGAACTATGTTCACCTTTGGTTAGTGCTTCACCGCCTAACATGTTGTGAATGCCTTCGAGAGATTGACCAATATCAGTAAGGCTGGTTCCCAATCCATCGACCTTTTGACCCACACCGTTTATTGCGCCAATAATCCCGTCGCTGTCACCACCTGAACCATTGCCGAGTTTATCGAGTTTGGCGTTAAGGTCTGAAAAGTTGGCGTTCATGGCCGTTTCTAAACCGTCGATATTGCCGTTGATGTTCTTCGCTTTGTTGTTGACGTTACGGTTGATGTTGTCGAGACGTGACAGCAGTTCGCGCTGATTACCGTTGATGAGTTGGTTCTGCTCACCAAACTTTGAGCCAAGATAGCTCATAGTGGTATCGAGCGAGCTATTGATATTGCTATTCAATCGTGACGCTTGGCTCTGTACACTATTGAGGATGGCTTCAGACAGTCCTTTGGGCGTGGTGTTTTGAGTCAGTTGATCCAACTTTTTATCCACACTGTCTAAATCCGTATCGAGCTTTTTTACCCCTTGAGACGTCTCAGCCGCTATCGCTTTAGTTTCGTTGACTTCTTGGTTGACAGACATGTTTGATGTGAAAATATGATCTAAAATCTTATCGCGACTTTCTAGCAATACATTCTTTAAGTCATACGTTTGGTTATCAATTTTCTTATTTAAGGCAGTATCGAGCTGAGCGAAAGCACCACCTAAGCCACTGCAAGAGATGTTGCCATTCTCCGCAGGAAAACAGCGATAGTAAGAAGGATGATCCCATTTTTTGGCCGTTGTGCTGTTGGGCGTGTCATCGGGATTGGGTTCAGGCTTTGGATTCGGAATTGTATTAGGTTTATTGCCCCCAAAGAAAAGCCCGTCTTTGGTGCAGGTTCCCCCTGTTGAAATAAACGAGCCTCTGCAATCTCCACTACTGACATAACACAAAGAAGAAATACCACCGCCATAACGACGATATTCACACCCCTGTAAACATAAACTAGGGTTATCACCATAGTTATTACCGCTCCAAGTTTGAGGAGACGTTAAATTACCAACCTCGCAAACTTGTTCTGCGTAAGAAGCAAAAGAGAAGAGAAATAGGATGAGGGTTGCCAGCAAGCAGCAAGAGAAGTTAATCGCAAATCTCATTGTTATCCCCTCAAGAAAAAACGCCCCAATTAAGAGGCGTTGATACCCGTATAGAAGCCATAAACAAAACATCCCGCCATGGACAGGCCAAAGAGAACAGACAGGACGTTTGTTACGAGCTCAGCCATGATTAGCGCATCGCGCCAACAATCATTTTCAGACCGAAGCCCAACGCAGCGAGACCAATCAGGCCAACAACCACAAGACTGTAGTTTGATTGACCAGTCGTCACCGCACCGTTGATAGCGGTTGCAATCGCAGAGGTATCTGCAAACGCGCTAGAAGTGGCAAAAGTGGCCGCAACTGCGATACCGATTTTTTTTGCTAGGTTTTTCATAGGATATTCTCCAACTGAGTTAATAAAGGGCTAACCGCGCCCAAGGGTTTTTACAATGCGACCCAGAATGTGACCCGACAGCATCGACAACAACAAATAGCCGCTTACTGTGGTGTAGATTTCAGGGTCAATCGTTACCGAACCGAGAGATTGATTGCGTAGCGTCTCAAGTTCAGAAGGGGTGATGATTGTGTAAGTGCAGTCAAAACCTTGAGGCGCCAGCATCAAGTAACCGTTATAAGCAATCACACAATCACTCATGTTTACTTACTCACTTTGCTGTCGAGTTGCTGAGCCATGTATTTCTTTACATCCTCATCAACCGGCACAATTTGAGTGACCAACACTTCCAATGGATCATCGGGATTGCTGCCGAACTTGATTTCATAGTCTCGGTTTGGAAGAAACGCGCGTGTTTCAATCAGTTGCTTTGCGTAGTCCAAAGAGACTTTAAGCGGCTGCTTGTTGTAGGGGATATCGGTATTAAAACCGATGCCGTGTTGGTTGAACTTCTCCGCGTTGACGTTTTCAACAGGACGTAAAACGCTCAGTTCAGCGATTTGAGTTCCCGACTTGGGGAAACCTTTAATAACGATTCCGGTGATAGTTGCCATGTTACCTTGACTCCAAAGTTTGATATTTCAGTGATGTATAAGCGTCCGGAACTCCGAGTTCGTCGAAGTGCGTACGTCTCCATTTAGGGGGAATGAGCATGCCGAATGCCTCGCCCAAATCACCCTCCGTCATTGCGACAATTTCCGCTAATGCCTTTCCGCATTGGCGACGAGTCCAAGCAATACGGCCAAAGAACTCAAGACCGACTGCTTTCTTATTCTTGGAAAACTTAACAGGCTCAGCAGGTTCGATACTGGCGGCAAAGTCGCACAGGCCAGAGAAGGCCGAAGCAGGTGCCGCGAGCATATCGATATCGCACTTTTTCAATTCCACTTCGTTGCGATACCAAACCACATCAGGGTCAGTGATTTTTTGCTCAAGCTTTTTGTTGTAGACACGCCAATAAACCAGCGAAGAACGTGAGCCCACGATGGTGGCTTCTTCGAGTAATTCACCGCTTTGCGTGATGCGTTTATGAGGAACCATTGAAGGGCCGCGACCCTTTGGAGCGGTGCGAAATGCCCCCTCATAAAAGCACATTTGCGCATACTGACAGTCGAAAATTCCGGTGTAATCGTCCACGGCCAAGTCCAAGCGAACTAAGCGCGTAATGCCAAGAATCGTTGATAACCACCAATGCAATTTGGTGTGCGTGATGTGGTCAAACAGCTTGGTGCAACCCGTGCCGTTAATCTGAATGAAAATGGTATTGTTATTGCCGCCAATCCCAATCAGGCCGCACTCAACGGTGCGTGTTTTATCGAGGATTAACGCGGAATCTTCATAGCCATGTAAACCACGGCCACGCATCGGCGACATGATGAAACCGAATACCTTTTCCAAGAACTCTTCCAAACGATGGAACAGAATCTTAGATACTTTGGCTTTATGACGAGCCATTGCCGCTTCAATCGCTTCCGGTGAAAAGGCCAACGGTTCGCGATACTCAGGGAACTGCAAGTTGATAAAGTCTTGCTCATTGGATTTGTCCAAATGGCGCAACGATGAGTACGGGAACGTAAACGCCAAGTGGTCAATTTTCACAGGGCGAATTTCGTCAGATAGCATGAAAGACCCCCTTTAAAAGTAGTGATTGATAGTTTTCATCGGTGATTTCGACGAGCTGGTAAGCGTCATCGGGATAGTGAGCCGCGAGAAATTGCTCAAACTCCGCTTGATGCTTGAAGTAGCGATGGCCCCAAGGGAAATAGGCATTAATCCCGTGTGCTGGCTCATTGTCGAAATACACGCTGTCCATGATTACGCGCCCAAAGAGTAGGAGAGTTGAGCCACTGGCCAACGACGCTTCACCATTGGAAGCAGTTTTTTAGCGGTCGAGTCGGGCAGTGTCAGTGCGTGTTTTTGGTCAAACGTGGTGACAATGTCACCTTTTAAAACTGACTTTAGAAACACAGGATGAGCACCAGATGAGAGAACGATTTGAGCTTTCATAATCATTGCTCCATGACTGGCATTTGGTTCATAAAGACATGGTGAAGCTTGAACTTTTTGTTTTTCTTTTCGAGGCGTTGCGTTGTTTTCTCAATACGTTCATCGTCCTTCAAAAACAACTCCGCACCAGCGAGAGACCAAGCTGTTTGAACGCAACCAGACTTACCAAATCTGCAAAAGAAGCGTTGACCGTGTTTTGTGTCGATGAGAATAACGACTGCCGATATTGCTAAATCCATATTAACCACCTTGACCAGTTAACTTGAGAGAGCGACCGCCAAGGCCAAGCGCGAAAGCGTCAAGGGCAAACGCCCATAACCGAGGCGGTCTTAATAACGATTTATCGTTACTCTAAAACACGATTATTCGTATCTGCAAGATACGATTTTTCGTGATTACTAAGCTAGAATGATGAAAAAGGAGGAATTGCTATGTATCAAAGTCAGTTGTTAGACGCCTACAAAAAGGCTCAAAACTACGTACAAGACAAGCAAATTGCGCATGATTTGAATCTGCCAGCGTCCCGAATCTATGAAATGAGAAAAGGCAAACGCTATATATCTGATGAAGAAGCAGTTTTCCTTGCACAGAATTCAGGAATTGACCCAGAGGTTGCGTTGATTGGTGTTCACGCTGACCGACATGATAATCCACAGATTAGAGCGTATTGGGAACGCATCGCAAAAAAGTATAACGGGCTAGGATTAACAAGTATTTCAATGGTTTGCGGTGGCTTAGCTTTGTGGATTGGCAGCCCTACGGAAGCCTTAGCTAAGTGCGCATTATGTACGTTATGTTAA